ATATAATAAGCTAGTGGAAAAAATAAACAGGAGTTATGAATATGCAAATTAATTATATTGGTGTTCTACTTCTATTGTGGATTGTAAGCACTGCCTGGATAGTTTCAGGTTATGCTGCTAAAGGTTACCAAGCCAAGAATACTATCCGCTTAGATGAGGAACTCTATGCAGCAATTACACACGTGTTAAATTATTGTTATGACACAGAACGAGAACATTATATTGAGACCTACGGCGAGGAATCAAATAATTATCTTTGGTTAGACAGTGATTTAGATTTACACGTTGAGCAAGAAGACACAAATCACATATTTGTTAGTCTTCATTACTTACACAAGCAATTGGTTCCAGGTGGTAACAATGCCTAGAGCAAGATTATTATCATGTATTGGAAAGTGTGTTACTTGTAAAGAAACATTTAACTACGATGTTGTTATAGACGTTGACGACTGGGAAGTGGAACAATTTTGTAGTCAAACTTGTTGGGATATGTATTATCTCAAAGAAGAAGAGGTTGGAGGCGTTAGTTATGAAGACGTTGACAAATCTATTCTGGAGACGCGCAGCCCTTAGCGTAACGTACGAATAACCAGGAAGAGAGAGAGCGGACTACGGTCCGCTTTTTCTTTGTATCACGTGCGCAAAATAATTTAGATCTCCACAAAAAAAAATACTGGAGATCATGATTTTAAAACCAGGTACGCCTGGAAGTTTTAAAGCAGCGCCTGGTCTTCTAGTTGTCGAACGCATATCGAGACAGTACGACGCAAACCGCCTACGAATCGCCGCACACGAGCAACACGACCACGCACGCATAAACACACGCAAACACAAACCCCCATACCTTAATCGCGGCGCGGAGAAAATATAGATGAATACGTCAATGTTTACCTGGCAATTTGTGGAGGTGGTGGGAGTCGAACCCACGTTGGTTAGATGAGTATTTGGATAAGCATTTAACCCTGACCAGATCACCCCCAGTCTACAGTATACTATATATAGTGTAGTCTAAAGGTACTATATGTAGTAGTACTATATATTGTACTTTTTAAATGTCGAGTTCTAGTAGTAGGTGGTTCGATCCCTGTGTCACTCCCAACCCAAACCAGTTTATTAAGTGTAGTAACAACGAATGCGCTCTCTCTCTAATAAATAAAATGTGAGGAATGTGGCTCAACCCACGACTAAGGCGGTCCTGCTATGCCAACCCTATTAACGAATCCTTATCTTGTGGTGTTTGTGTAGGCAGGAACACCACAATGCTTATCCTGATATGCTACACTATACCATATAGATATGTCAAATAATGAAAAAATCACAATCTGCGTAGCAGACAACTGTTTAGTCCCCTTACCAGAAGGTCGTAAAAAGTATTGTAGTGAGAGGTGTTCTAAAAGAACACGACAACGTGCATGGCGTGCAAACAAACCTACTAAAGAGATCCAGGTAGAAAAGACTGTAGATGAAAATGTACAGAAGCGTAGAGGAGATTACTACGCCATTATGAAGAAAAAAAATTTTTTCAACGACATTTTAGAAGGTAAGAAGACAAAGAAGGAAGTAGCAAACATACTAAGCTGCAGTCCATCAACAGTGTCACGTGCAGTAGCAGCATATCTCGAAGATGTAGAAAAAGAAGCAAAGCTCGAAAAGCGTGGGGACCCCTTCGAGTTGCAAGCTGACGTAAACTCCTTTGTTGATTTTCGTGATCAATATTTCTTAACAGAACAAGGTAAAAATTATGAGACACCAGACTTTCAAAAGAAGTGGATTGGTGCTATCTTAGATAGTATAAAGCACGGTAAACGGTTAATGATCTTGTCTCCGCCTAGACATGGTAAGACAGATCTACTTACACACTTTTGCGTATACATGATTTGTAAAAATCCTAACATACGTATCATGTGGTGCGGTGGTAACGAAGACATTGCACGTAACTCCGTAGGTGCGGTACTAGATCATTTGGAGAATAATGAAGGACTCATACAAGATTACGGAGACTGGGACGGATTTAGACCTTCTAATAGAGGTGGAAAAAGTTGGTCGTCCAGTCAATTTACTGTTGCAACTAGAACAGTCTCTGGTATTAAGTCGCCAACTCTTGTCGCAATTGGAAAGGGAGGTAAGATCCTTTCCAGAGACGCAGACCTTATTATTGCAGACGACATCGAAGATCATGGAAGTACTGTGCAACCAAGTGCTAGAGAAAACACCAGGAACTGGTGGACCACAACATTACAGTCAAGAAAAGAGGAACATACAGGAATGGTCGTCATTGGATCAAGACAACACCCAGACGATCTTTACCATCATCTCTTAGAAAACAAAGCATGGGAGACTATTGTTGATCGTGCGCATGACTTAGAAGTACCGCTAGAAGACGAATCTATAGATCATACAAAACACATGTTATGGTCAAATAAACGTACACATAAATGGTTAATGGAACAGTTAGCTGCAGCAGAGACTACAGGTGGTAGAAATATATTTGAGATGGTCTATCTAAACAAAGCTATACCACAAGGTATGGAGTTATTTACAGCAGAGATGATTGATAAGTGTTTAGATAAATCAAGGAAGCTAGGAGACATACCACCAGGCACAAGTCTTATTGCAGGACTCGATCCTGCTAGTACAGGTTATCAGGCAGCAGTTCTTTGGGCATATAACGTTAAAACACAACAAGTATGGTTAGTAGATATGAAGAACGATCAAGGTGGTGGTATACAAAAAGCACATAACTTAATGAAGGAATGGTATGACAAGTATTGGTTAAGTCACTGGATCATAGAAGAAAACGGATTCCAACGTGCTATTGGTCAAGACAGAGATATAAAAATGTGGGCAGCTAATCATGGTGTGCGTATAGAAGGACACCAGACTTATAAAAATAAATGGGATCCTACATTTGGTGTAACCAGTATGGTAGGTATGTATGAACAAGAAAAGATAAACATACCGTATTCAGACTCTAAGACACAAAGACTTGTCAATATATTTAGACAACAGTTAATTTACTTTTCACAAGCAGGTGCAAGTAATTCACGTAATGTAAAAACTAAAACTGACTTAGTTATGGCAAGTTGGTTTCCAATGAAACGTATACGTACCAATGTAAAAATGATGTTAGCTGAAGCAGAAAGCGACTATACTCCTTCGTATAGCTATTATAAGCAAAGTGAATACAACGAGGTTTTTTGGTAATGGTGTATACCCCAGACGAATTATTAATTAAGACTGACGACCTAAAAGGAATGCACGAACATAGTGGACACTATGAATATCGTGATAGAGTCAGATCCATTATGAACGGTGGTAGCAATGGTATTGCTGCACTGTTAGGTGAGAGCGCAAAGAATTACGACATTGATTTACCAATACCTAATCTTATAAATTCAGGTTTAGAACACTTAGCACAAAAATTAGGACGTATGCCAGACATAAAGGTAGACGCTTACGCAGATAGCGAACGTGCTAAAAACAAAGCAGAGAAGTTAGAACGTATAGTTACTAACTTAGATAGCAATTCTAAAATGGATATGCAGTTACCACAAGCAGCTAGATGGTTGCCTGGTTATGGTTTTTGTGTATGGATCATAAGACAAAAGATGTCACCAGATGGCATTATGTACCCACACGCAGAACTACGTGATCCTTATGATTGTTATCCAGGATATTACGGACCAGATCAAGATCCAAAAGAATTAGCACTTATAAGACTTGTACCTAACGCTGTTATTAAACAGATGTACCCACAAGCACAAGTTATGGTTGATGAGTCAAGTCAGTTCCCATCAGGTTATAGTAAGTTTAAATACCATGACGGATTTCAAAGAAGTTGGGATAATCATTTAGCTGACGGTACAGAACTTGTAGAGTTTTATGATGAAGATGGTACCTACGTATTTTTACCAGAACAAAAACAAATTCTGGACTTTACACCTAATCCTCTTAAATCAGGTCCACGTTTTGTTATATCTAAAAGATTTAGCTTTGATAGATTATCTGGTCAGTATGATCATGTACTAGGTTTGATGGCAGCTATGGCAAAGATTAACGTCTTGTCCATAATTGCTATGGAAGACAGCGTATTCACAGAAACGAATATTATTGGTGAATTAGAGAGTGGGAACTACAAGCGCGGTAGATTTGCAGTCAACTATTTAACACCAGGTTCACAAGTCGCTAAACCACCAAACAATGTTCCATATCAGTTGTTTCAACAGATAGACAGGATAGAACGACAACTTCGTGTTGGATCAAGCTATCCAGTTAGTGATGACGCTATATCTCCTAACTCATTTGTTACAGGTAGGGGATTACAAGAGTTACTATCGTCCGTTGATCTAAACGTAAAAGAATATCAGTTAGCACTTAAAACAGCAATAGAAGAACTAGATTATAAACGTTTAGAGATGGACGAAGTATTAAATGGTAACAAGAAAAAACCATTAGCAGGTTATCTTAAAGGCACAGCGTATGCAGAACAATATACACCTAGCACAGACATACAAGGTATGTACAAGACTAGACGTGTGTATGGAGTCATGGCAGGATTTGATGAACCAACAAAGATTGTCTCTGGTTTACAGTTATTGCAAGCAGGAATAATTGACAAAGAGACATTACAAGAAAACATGGACGGACTTGATAATGTACAAAAGATCAACGACAGAATATTAAAAGACGAAGCAGAACGTACTTTGTTTGAAACATTAAAGGTACAAGCAAGTCAAGGTGATCCTAAAGCAACAATGGCGTTAGTACAGATTTATAAAAATCCTAACTCTATGCAATCAATACTAGATAAATTTTATACAGCAGAAGAACCAGAAGTACCAGAAGGTGAAGCTGCGTTACTTGATCAAATGATGGGCGGTGGACAACCAGTACCACAAGGTCCTGCACCAGATATAAGATCATTACTCTTAGGAGGTGTGCAAGGTGCCTAAACCATTAGATTACGAATTTAGCGATATTGTCAACAACTGCTTAGTTGATGTATGGCAAAAAACACAAGAAGCAATTGCTGATTACGAAGATGAAATATACACAGATGAACCAATAATATCTGACATGCCACAAGGAATGACTGTACAATACATACCAAATGGCTTAATTATATTTTTTGGACAACAGGAGGGCTTTAATGGCGAATGGCAGTAGTAGAAGTCGTGGTAGAAGAGGTGGAGTTAAGAGACCTGCTGCAGTAAGCGGTCCAGGTAGATTAGCTAGAAGAACTGACGGTGCCGCACCAACAATAGATGATGTAAGAGGTATGGTTAATGAGTCAGCAGGTGAAGAAGCTGCACTTGTAGAACAAGTTAGACAAGGAAATATAGAGCAACCACAAACTACGTTTGCTGCACCACAACCGCAGCCACAACAATTAGGTGGAGTATCACCTGGTATCGCAGATGTATTTGCACCAGGAGAAGATGATTTAAATGCGTACTCACGTCCACCAATGGAAGATCAATTTTTAGAACCAGATGACGTAATGTTAATACGTGCAATGGCAGAAGTTAACCCTACTGCAGAGCTTTTAGGTTTACTAAAATTTGCTTCTGATAGGCAGATAGGTAGAACGCAGCGTAATATCTAATGGCAGAATTTCATAGAGATAATCCTGCACAAGAGCAAGAGTTTTATCAAGAACTACAACGTAGACAAGCAACATATAAACGTGCTAAACAATCTATAACTAAAGAAGACGCTATGCGTGCAAGTTCTATTTCACAAGCATATCCTAACTTTTCACCAGATGTTATTACTGCATTAACAACATTACAAGTTAAACCAGAAGCAACCGTGTTAAATGACATATCTAAGATGATTGCACAATCTAACAGTAAAACAGTATTAGATAAAGTTTTTGATCCGTTGCAAGCAGGTGTACGTTTAGGATTTTTAGGTTTAGAAGATTTATACAGAACAACAGTAGATAGACCTATCAACTCTTTTATTGCTTCTACGTTTGGAGACAATGCAGAAAATTTAACATTTAAAGAAGCATACAAACAATCAGGTAAGTCAACAGTTAAACAACTTATAGGAGAACTTAATAAAGGTTCAAAAGTAAATTTAGGCGAAGGATTTTTGCCAGTATCAGAAGTATTTGATCCAGAGAATCCACAATCTAAATTTTATGATGAGTACCAGTACATGATACGTTCTGGTTTTGATCAAGGTAGAGCGCAACAAGTTATACAAAATTACTTAGGTACACCAATAACTGACATAGACAGAAGTATGCAAGAAGGTAATGAGAACTTTACTATTACAAGTCAATACGGTACTGCACCTATATCATTAGGTAGAACTATTGCATTACAAGTTGCAGAACCAAACAGTAGACCATTTAATGTTATATCTGGTGTATTAGACGCAGGTAAAGCATTGTTCTTAGATCCTGCAAACTATATGACATTAGGATTAGGTGCTTTTGCTAAAAGTAGAAAAGCATTAAAAGTACCAGATTATCTTGTAAAAGAATTACAGAAGATAGAACCTGACAAGTTAACTAAAGCACAAAAAGAATACATAGGTGCAGTTAATAAAGGTTGGGGACTACCATTTATGTCTGGTAGATCTATTTCTAATTATTTATCTAAAGATCCTGGTGGTAAACAACTTATAAATTACATGTCAGAATTAGATAGTCCTAATAAATTTATAGAACTTACTGGCATAACAGACAGAGAAGCTATTGCTTCATTTATGGATATATCACAAGATTTTACAAAATCTGCAGATGAAAAACGTGAACTTATGTCTAATCTTATTACAGAATTTTTAGAAGATCCTTTTGGTCCTTTTGGTACAGGTCAAGCACCAACAGTAGGTGCTATAGGTAGATTTTTAGGTGGTGCTACAGAAGAATTACTAGGCGGCGTACCTAAAGGTACTGGTAAATTATTTGGTGCAAAAAAAGTTATTAAGACAAAACTTATGGATAGTCCTAATAGATCAGCAAGAATATTATCTACATACGCAGGTGAGTTTCCATACAGATACGTAGATAGTAACCAGTTAGATGACGCAGTAACAAACATTAAAGGTTGGCTAGATCAAACAACTGTAGATCCTGTTGCTAAAGATCAGATAATTAACAGAGCAGTAAGACTTCAAGATGGTGATCAGACAGGATTATTTAATGTTGTAAAAGATATGGTTACATACGCTACTGATGATTTAGTAGAAAAGTATGGTGTAAATAAAGAAGACGCATTTACATTTAGTAGAATCTTTGAAGATTATCTACCAGAGCTACGCGCATATTTTATTGACGCAGTTACAGGTAACAATGTTGCTAATCCAGGTGCAAAGATTAGTCAAACAATTGTAGATAACAAAGCATTTGTAAATCCAGATCCACATTTACTTACAGAGTTTATTAACAGAACAATACCTTTACCTGATCCTGGACAATTAGCAAAAGCTATGAACTCTATGTCATTAATAAGAGCTAAAGCGTCAGAAGCAGGAATAGATATGTTTAGTAAGTTACCTGCCAATATACGTGCAGGTACAATGTCTAAAATTATAGATAGTTATTATTCAGACTTTTGGAAACCATTTGTATTGTTACGTGGTGCCTGGTTACTTCGTGTTGTAGGAGAAGAGCAGCTACGTATGTACACACGTGGTTATGACAATATATTTTCACGACCATTGTCAGTATTGTCACTGGGATTACTTAAAAAACCTAACACGACAGAAGCTGCAAGATGGACTAGCAAAAATGTAAAGTTTGCAGATTTGTTAGGTAATCCACTAGATGAAGCATTAGAGTGGCAGCAAGCTAGTTCACGTAGATATGGATCTAGCAACTTTGACTATTTATTTGGTGGTGCATACAAAGCAGGTAGGAGACGTAAAAAACCTGGTGTACACCCTATGGACGTTGTTACAAAAGAAGACGCATTACGTAACCAAGAGACACAACCTAGACTTATACAAAAATATTTTGATGATGGTATTGTACGTGAGATAGCACATTTACACTATGACAGATTATTTAACTTTTTATACAGAGGTGCCTTAACTAAAAAACAAAGAGACGCTAGATTAAAAGAGTTTGTTGAAGGATCTAGTTCACGTGCTACAGAAATTATAGAAGCATATAGTGCAGGTGGTCCTACATATAGATCAAGAATGAATACTGCAGGTGGTAGATATGCTTATGCAGAATCTATTACAGCTAGAGTAAATCAGTTAGCAGGTGGATCTTTTGACCAAAACTTAGATGTATTAGAGGATTTAGGTAAAAGAATAAACATTGATGAATTAGATTTTGCTAAAACTCCATTCCCATTGTCAGTAGAAAAAACAGCAAATAACAACATACTTGAAATGTTGTTGCGTAACAGATTAAACAGATTAGACGGTAAGCAATATGTTGATGAAACATTAGATGATTTTTTTGACAGCATAAAAAATGGTGATCAAACATTATATAAATCTGTAAAGAAAACACTAATGTCTGATGAATACATTAACGATCTTCCTAACGTAGTTGCTGTTGGTAAAACAGATTATATAGACAATGTTGGTAAATTAGAGTTTTATACAAACAAAGCATTCGACGCATTAATGGGACAAAGAACAGATAACGCGTCAAGATCACCAGTATTTAGACAAGCATATTGGAGAACTATATACGATCTTCTTCCATACATGTCAGGCAAGATGAGACAAGTTATGTTAGAAGGTGGTACATATTCTATTGATGGTAAAGAAATAAAAGTTGCAGGTGCATTAAATGCAAGTTTACCTGGAGAAAACATGTTAGCTACATTTAGAGCTGACATAGGATTGCCTGCACAAAAACTACGTAAAGCAGATACAGAGATAAACATAGATATGTTTCAACGTAAAGTTAAAGAACTTAATGAAAAAGATACAGCATTAGGTTTAGGATTTGAAGATCTTGATGAAGAGTTTGAGAATTTATCTCTAGCACTAAATAGAAAACGATCAAGACTAGAAGAAAAGTTAACAGACAAACAAGAAGAACTTATGAAACTAGAACTTGATATAACTGGTACATACGGATCAGGAGTTACATACGAAGATGACATAGTACCTGCAAATGTTAAAAAACGTGTAGATGATTTAGCAGAAGATATATTTGACATAGAATCAGAGATAGATGATGTACAAGAAGTATTTAACAACAACATGAAAGAGAAAGCAGAGTTACTAGGATTTACAGATAAATCTGGTGACGTTGATTTAATTGATAGAATAGCAAAAGCTAGAGCTTTGACAGAAGTGCAAGAGCTATTGTATGACTTAACTAAACGTAAAAAACTAGCATATAACTTACGTGGTATATTCCCATTCGGTGAAGCATATATAGAGATTATGACTACATGGGCAAAGCTATTAAAAGAAAACCCAGAGATATTACGTAGAGGTCAAGTGACAGTTAACGCTGCACGTGCTAGTAATCCATTTAGTCCAGTCGAAGGTGAAGGATTTTTGGGAGAAGATGAAGTTACTGGTGAAGAAGTATTTTATTATCCGCTTATAGATGATCTTGTATCCGATAGATTATTTGGTGAAGATAGGAATGTTGGTGTCAGATTACCTGGTTATGCAGGATCACTTAACTTAGCATTAGAAGTAGTACCAGGTATTGGACCTGCAGTTGCTATACCTGCTAGCTTTTTTGTAAACGCAAGTCCTAACTTTGATGAAGCTAAAAAAGTTTTGTTTCCTTATGGTTTGCCAGATGTACGATCTGCAGGAGATCTTATTGCTGCAGCAGGTGTACCTGCATGGTTACGTAATACATACCAGGCATTGTACGCATATAACGAAGATGTAGGTCAAAACGAAATAACACGTATTGCTTCTAACACAACTATTGATGTTTACAGAATACTCAAAGCTGATGGTAGAGATGACAGAACCGCAGGACAACAAGATGAGTTAATGAAAGAAGCACGATCTATTGCAAAAGGTTTAACACTTATAAAAGCTATATCACAGTTTGTTGGTCCAGTAGGACTTAATCCACGTTTTGATATTGGTAATGAAAAGAATGCAGGTCATATTTATTCTATGCAAATATTATCAGATAGGTATAGAGAGTTATTAGAGACACCACCTAAAGATCCAATTACAGGTAGATTCTTATATGCACCTGGCGATAATTATTCTGCTACTAAATATTTTATAGATGAGTTTGGATTTAATCCTATTGACATTGCTACACCTAAAACAGTTGTAGTAGAACCTAGACCAGTAGATGAACGTGGTGTTAAGTTTCAAAAAGAAAATCCAGAGATATTTGAACAGTATACATTTACTGCACAGTATGCAATACCACAAGGCGGTGGTGGTCCTTTTGATTATGAAGCATACGTAAGAACTATTGCTAATGAACAAAGAGAGCCACTCAAACCAGAAGAATGGTTAGCTAAACGTAACCAAAGACTAGGTCAGTTTTATATGGAAGAAAAGCGTGTATCTACATTACAGACATACGATATAACAGATCCTTATCAAAACTTAGTACGTAATAGAGAGTTAGCATTCCATAGAGATTTAGCTAAACAAAAGTTTCCTGGATTTGACGCTACAATACCAGGATTACCGCAAACATCTACATTAGAAATGCAGTTTGAAGAACTAAAAGATTGGAAAAACAGTTCTAAGTTATCTGGTACACCAGTAGGTAAAGACTTACAAGTAGTGTTTAGTTTAATTAATACATTAGAAAAGAGATCACTTAGAGCAGGATTATCCAAGAATGGTTGGCGTACATCACGTACATTATTAAAAGAAAGACAACAATTACGTGATCTTATAGGTACATTGATAAATAGTAATCCAGATTTCCAGGTTGTAGCTGAACGTGTATTGCTTCCATTATTCCAGGAACGTACAGATTTCTTAGAGGATTTGCAATACGATTATGATACACTTAAAGAATACGGTGTATACTTACCACAGTTACCTGATACAGAGGATATTTAATGGACAAAGATTTTAAGCAAGGTTTTGTAGATAGCATTATTGCACTTAGAGGTTTTGCACCAGACGAAGAAATAACAAATATATTACAAGATTTAGTTAGTCAAGAAATACCAGATCAAGTATTTATAGCAAAAGTTTACACAGAACTTAATGTGTACGACACTGTAGGTGCAAATATGTCTAATGATCTTATACAATTTAATATGCCTTATGGAGAAGTAGATAGAAGAAGAACATCACGTACACCACTTAATACTTTTAACAAAGCATTAAACAATGCAGTGTCACAATTATATGGCGTATCAGATTGGAAAACAGCACAGACTGATGAAGACAAAAAAAGAAATGAAGATATTTACGCAGGACTAGATATTGCAGCAGGTTTAAAAGGTGCAGGTTCTCCAGGTGCTTCAGAAAAATACTATGAATATTTAAATATAAAACTAGATAAGATATACGAAGATACAGGTTTATTAGGTGTTGTTATACGACCACCACAAGGTGAAGGCGGAACAATATATGTTACAGAGGATTTAGATGAATACTTTAGAAACAATGCACCTGTTAGTTTAGGCGAAGGTTTTTATCCTATAGAAGGTAAGAACTATAGAAAATATCCTGGTTTTGCAAAACCAACTATATTAACAAGACCTGCAATGAGACTTAATGAAGAAACAAATACATGGGAACCAGTAGATGGTGAGTACTTAAAAGCTGTAGAATCGTATAGTTCTGAAGGTAAATTTAATACAGACTTAGATATAGGAGATACATTTAGTGTAGCAATAGGAACTAAGACACCAGACGGTTCATCTGTAGGTGAAGTGAAAACTTTAAGTAGAGATGAATTGTTATTGCTAGAAGATGAGATAGCAGAAGATCCTACAAAAGAATTGATATTTGCAGGAGGTACTAAAGACTCTGCACAAGCAGCATTAGATGGTTGGTTAGATTACAATACAAGTTTAGCTGCTGCACCAGAGTATGACATATTCGGTGGTATTACACCAGACTATGCAATATATAAACAACCAGATTTAGCAGACGCATTTAAAGATGGAGAACCAACAGCGTCACAGATGAAAGACGCATTACTTCCAGAACAGATATATGCAGGTAGTATTCCAGAAGAACAGTTTTATGGCGCAACAGATCACATATCAGGACAAGGTCCAGGACTAAACAATACACAAAAAATATCCTGGATCTCATTAGCACCACAAGAAATAAAAGCAGTACAAACAGATCTTATGCAATCAGGCTATTTAGGAGTAGAAGATTTTTTCTTAGAGCAAGGTGCATGGCAAGATAAAACAGCAGGTGCAATGTATAGTGCAATGGTTGACGCTAACTTAAACATGATAGATGTATATACACAACTAAATGCAGAAAAAGAACGTTACTTTAAAAAACCACCACTTACACCTAAAGTGTATCAAACACCATCACCAGGATTTATTAAAGATCAGATAGACGCAGCACTTAAATCTGCAGGTGTTACACGTAAACTTACAGACGCAGAACTTGTAGCTTTTTCTGACTTTTACATACAAGCAGATAAAGATTACGATACAGCTACTGCAGAGTATCAAAAGAATTTAGATTTAGCTGAAAGATTATTTCCTGGTGCGCCAACAGAAATATCTATACCATCAACAGCAGGTGAAGAGCTTGCTGCATTTGCAGAAGAAAAATTTGAACCACAGCTACAAGCACAACAGAGAGGTATACAAGAACGTAACGATCTAAGTTATTTGTTTAGTTCTATAGATCAATTTGACCGTATGATCGGAGGATAATGGATCCTAGAATTACTTTAATAATACAACACTTAGAT